CCATAAGCTCTGTTCAGATTACCAATGATCGTGGCACTTGCACGGATTTTACTGATCCGGGCGATTGCAGACCATTGACTATATCCAAATGGAGCTTCGAGGGAGGGATTCTGAATCACCCATTGGACGCGGCTGGCACAGGCTTTTCTAATTATGTCTGTGACATGCTTCGCTCGACAGGTGTTCCAGGTCCCCATCTTCTTAATGTTACTGGTGTCCCCTCTGATACTGCTGCTGCGACTTCTGCCGCAGCACAGACAAATCCATCGCGTCCATATGTGGACATTCCGGTGGATTTACTTCAGATAGGCGAACTCCTACAGCTGATCCAACGTCAGGGTTATACCCTGATTAAGGAAGCAGCTCGGGAGAACCTACGTTTTCAATTTGGGATTTATCCCACTGTTGATGACGTAGTGAAGCTTATTGCAAGATTTCACGATCAGGTCGACAGACGTGTTCGTGAAGTTAAGCGGCTTCAGACCAAAAAGGGACTCCGTAGGACGGTCACGGCTGGTCAGTCTTCGTACGCTGGTTCGGACCTTTGGGTCCCCCAGAGTAATGGCATATTTGTCAGTACTCGTGCGCACGGCTTGACTGAGTTCACTAAGAGGGTTCACTGTAGGTGGTTACCCACAGCTGATCTCTCTAAGTTGTATACTCCAGCTGAGATGAGGCGCTTGATCCAACGAGCGGTATTAGGAGCTACTGTAGATTTCTCTACGGTTTGGCAGATAATTCCGTGGTCGTGGCTCATTGACTGGGGTTTTACGCTAGGGACTTATCTTAAGTCCCAACGCAATATAATCCCAGCCCAACTAACGACATGTGTCGTTATGTTGCGCACTCGAACGGCGTGGGAATGTCCTGGGGTTTCTGGGTCTAATAATGGTAAACCTACCACTATGGATCCTATTAGAATCCTCAGACAGTCCATGACACGCACGTCCGTTTCGCCCTCTGTCACTGCCCAGTTCCCATTTCTCGATGGGAACCAAGTGGGTATCTTAGCCTCGTTGGTTGCGGCGAAGGCTCGAATGCCCTCGTCGCTCAAAAAGCTCCAACGTGAGCTAAGATAAGGAATAGAATATGTTCGCGGATCCGCAAACCCTCACGGTGAATGCCGTGGCGAAAGCTCTTCAGAAAATCAACATGGACAAGTACTCTTCTGAGTACTTGCTTCGGTCGACTACTGAGGAATATCGCCTCTTCATTCGGAATTCCTCCCGGTTCGACAAGGCGCGTGGCGTTCAAATTGATCGCCATAACGTCGAGTTTCGCTGGACGGTTTTCCCGGTTGCACCGGCGACACGCTCCTACGTTCGTAGGATGTATGCCGTCGTGGAAAACGAGGTGGGTGATACCACCGTCGATCCTGTCAACCTAGCCATCGCACTGTGTAACTGGCTGAGCGCAAGCTCGGGCAGTAACGTCAGTAAGATGATCAACTACGAAAGCTGATTAACAGCCGGCGTAGTTCCGTGACACCGAATTGAGAAATCGGTGAAAGTGAGCAGATCCGTGGCTTGGATTCGTCCGTCCCGAAAGGAACAGAGAATGAAAAGCCAAGTTAATATTCTACTCCATGTCACGCGCGGTATCATAGATGATATCCGTGCGGCGTACCCGTCGTTGAAGGGGTTAGATCTCGATTTCGAGACCCTGACCCTTTTATGTCGGACTAGAGGTCTAGCTGTTTTTACGCTAGATCTCCCCAATCTCGATGCCATCCTTTTGGACGGCCTAGAGAAAGGACGCCTTTCCGCTTCTGGACCACTCTCACGAGTGGTTTCGAAGCGGACCAGTGTGCCGAGATTATTCTCGGGACTCTGGAAGCGCGTGTTCGACTATGACGGCTGCTTGAGACCTGAGGTCGATTCTTTAGCCATCTTTTTCCTTCGTCAGCTTAGCTGTCTTGGGAAGAAGTTAGCCACGGAATGCTCTTACAATCGCATTCAAGCGACAGTAGGAGAGTACCATGGAATCGAACGACGCCTCCGTAAACCATCTTTCAGATGGGATTGCGACGACGTCAACTTCGAGGACGGGAGCGATAATCGCCATGTTGGCGAGTCTATTGCCTACCGTCATTCCTCTTGTCCGCTCTATTCTTCCGAAAGGGAAGAAGAAGAAAGGCTAGAGGAACTTCATCTCGAAGTTCTCCTGCGACGTACTCAGCAAGTTGCTGATTTGGTCGCAGATGCCATTGGACCTATCGACCCTATCCTCTACTCTGAGGAGCGGGAGAGTGAGTCCAAGGGTACTGGTTTCAAGCATGGACCTGGTGCTGTTGCGGAAAGGTTGAAGAATGAAGATAAATCTTCTTTCCCAAACTGGCCGCAAAAGCTTCACGGTGTGTTCCCGTTTGAACTTGTGGGTAAAACCGCTGGTTCAGATCGTGAACGGCCCCTCAATCATGAGGTGGCTTCTCGTCTGATTTCCGTTCCAAAAACCGCTAAGGCTCCTCGCCTTATTGCGGCTGAGCCGACAGCACATCAGTACTGTCAGCAGTTGGTATGGGGGTTCCTTAGACAGAGGTGTAGACGCCCGATTCTTCGGGAGTTTATTAACTTCAGTCGTCAGGACCTATCATCCGAGATGGTCGTGAAGAGCTCCCTTGATCGCTCACTCGCTACGGTGGATTTATCCTCCGCGAGTGATCGTCTTACGTGTTGGACCGTGGAGCGCATGTTTAGAAGAAATCCTTCTTTACTACGCGCTTTGCACGCCGCACGTACGAGGTGGATTAGAGATGATATCTCTAAGTCCAGTGACTTCCTTATCCTTAGGAAGTTCGCCTCGCAGGGTTCAGCAACTACCTTTCCGGTCCAGTCACTTGTCTTCTTGATTATCGCCATTGCGGCGAGTCTCAAGGGACCTGTGCGCTGGTCTAAAATCCGGCATTTGGTAGGTCAGGTCCGTGTGTATGGTGATGATATTATCATCCCATCACATGGGTATGCGCCACTACTGGCCATTATGGAGTCGTTAGAACTCAAAGTGAATACGAGTAAATCGTATGTCACTGGGTTCTTTCGGGAATCCTGTGGCTCTGAGGCCTACTCTGGTAACGATGTTACCCCTGTAAAGCCAAAGACAGTGGTGGCTGACAGCCCAACGGCGTGTCAAGCTATCATTGATACATGCAACAATCTCTTTAATAAAGGATTATGGCATGCGTCAGATAGATTGCTCCAAACCCTGCCTCCACGTGTTTCACGTGGACTCAGGATCGTGGACCAACATACCGTTGGGTTCTCGGGACTTGCCTGTTTCAGTGGAAGTTATGACGCCCATCTTCGCAGAAGATGGAATCACAACCTCCATAGAGACGAGGTTAGAGTTTGGTCACTTCGTGACCGACCTCTTAAGAAGTCTCGAGACGGGTTCCCTGCATTGCTGGATTTCTTTTCCAGCCCATACAGTTCCGAGCGAGCTCGAACTGTATCAGAATATGCGGGAAGCCGGAAGGTCAGAGGTGACCTTCACTGGGAGCCCACTCACTCTGATTCTCGCGAAGCAGTTAGCGGAATATGATTATGGAAGTCTTATGGGATCATGGTTCGAATTCAGACACCGTAAGGTGTGCTGGCTCGAGTTCGTGGTCCCTGGGACTCCTGATCATATGACGGTCCACTGCTTCTTTGTCGAGACTCAGGATATTCTGGATTATCTCTTACCTCTTTATGAGGCTGATCATCAGCAGCAAACTGGCGATCATAAAGAGTAAGTCCTTAATATCTATGATAAGTGAGTGTGGTGGCGGG